ATAAGGTTTATCCCAGCTATCACAGTGCCAATCATAATATTGATTTAGTTTATATTTCGTAAACTGACAAGATTCAGATCTCTCCCAGTCAAAATTCCAACCCGCATTTCTATTAGCTTCGTGTACATATGGATGTAATTCTTTATATATCCAAGTATCATTAAGCCATACTAAATCTGATTTTCTTTTCTTTTGCATGTTTAATACTTCTTCTTTATTTAATTTTCTATCACCATATCCACCTGTTTTAGCCATAACCTCTTTCTGCTGCAACGCATACTTTATTACATCATCACAGAATTTAGGTGTAAGTACACCACTAAAATACCAATAGTAATTAGATATATTCATAAGTTATTGTTTGTACAAAATTTAAACTATCCTTTTGATTATTAATTAAGTAATACATATTAGTTGATGGAAACATAATAAACATATTATTTTTAAGTTCTATATCCCAAGATCTACCTTTACGTCTATTGTCTTCGTAATGTATTCTAACCATACAATTTTTAACATTAACACCATATAACAAAGTGTAATCTGGTGAATTACGCAAATCTACAGGATCTATATTTAATAAAGGAATTGTTATCTCTTGGGGTTTATACATATTGCCCCACGTTTCTTTGTTAACTAAAGTAAATCCATAGTTCAAATTTATATGCTCTCTCATATAAGTGTTAAGCATATCAAATGTTTTTGAAGGTGGGAAAGGTGAGTCTGTAACTTGTGATTTTAAAATATCGTTTTGTAATTTATCTCGATCAATGTCCCAATCTTTGGGCATTGTAACATCACCATAATATAACGCTATTTCAGATAATACTTTCTTCTGCATACCACATACCTTTGTAATTTATGCTAATCTGTCTGTCAAGTCCCAAGACTGGCCTTCTTCATTCCAAAAATACTCCCAACCGTGAGTACCAGCTTCGTTTTGTGAAGTTTGTTCTGCTGTTAATGCAGGAGCATCACCACTCGGTGATTTCCAACTAGCAGTTGCAATATCTTTTACCCAAGATGCATATGGTTTTTTAGGCCAGAATATTTGATTATCTTCATCCCAAGTATATCCTATACCTGCGTAGTTTCCTCTAAACGCTTTTGAGTTATCTCCAGACAAGTGTTTATTATTATATGTGTTGTATGAAGTTTGAATCCACATTTGTGCAGGCCAGTTGTTATGTCTTTCTAACCACTGTTGACCTACTGCTTCGTCTTCAACACCATCAGCATTTAACATTTTATCATTATCCATAGTTAATACTTGGATAATTTTTCCGTTAGCTCCTAGTTTTGCAAAATGTGCCATAATGTTTCTCCTTATATATTAGTTTTAATTATCATTCAACTATTGAAATTTATATCTTATTATTACAACTCCTGAGCCTCCAGCTCCTGCTACATACGGATTGTGTGAACCACCTCCGCCACCACCTGTATTTGCTGTTCCTGCAGTTCCTGTTGGTCCACCACCATCAGACGTTGTACCACAACCAGGTGTTCCATTTCCAGCTCCACCACCAGCTCTTCCTGTTGGAGTTCCGTTAATACTTGAAGTTCCTCCTGCTCCGCCGGGACCTCCTGAAGGTCCAGTTCCCGCTCCTCCGGCAGCTGTTGCTCCGCCTCCACCACCTGCGGGTGCAGTTCCTGCACCGACTCCTCCTGGATTACCTTGTGGGGGACTAACTGGTGGAGTGTTTCCTGTTCCTGCTGTTCCACCACCTGGAATACCACCTGCTGAACCACCACCTGAACCTCCATTGGTAGCATTTGAAGGAGATTGTGCACCCCCTCCACCTCCACCTGCAGATGTAATTGTTGTTGTTCCTGAAAAAACTGTATCTGTTCCTGTATCTCCTCTAACTCCAACACTACCTGGTACTGCTCCACCTCCACCAACTGTAACTGGATAAGTTGTAACAGACACTGGTAAAGCTGCAACACAAGCTCCCAATGGAGATCGTGCATAACTTCCTGAAGCCGTACCTGCTGATTCTCTGTAACCACCAGCTCCACCACCTGCGCCCATATTAGCGTTGTTTGGACCTCTACCACCACCTCCTCCACCACCTATTACTAAATAATCTATTGTATTTGATCCTGCAGAATTACCAGCTGCAGATACTGTAAAACTTCCTGGACCTGTAAATGTATGAACTTTGAAATTTGTGCAAACTGTAGTAACCGTTCCTCCAGTTGCAGCTATAAATTGTGGTCCAGGTGCATCTGATTGTAAACCTGAATCTGTAACTAACCAACCTCTTGTTGAGTCTACAAAAACTAAAGTTACCGCAATACCTTCTTGAGTTAAAGTTGAATTATCTGTTGAACCACCGATTTTATCTGAACCATTTTGAACTATCGTAAGAGCTGAAGTATCAAAAGTATTTCTGTAATCTTTAAATCCTACAACTGCTCCTGCAGTTCCTGCAGGGAGGTTAACAGATATTGGTCCACCATTTGTATCTACAAAATATCCTTCACCAGCTACCGCTGTAAAACCTGATGTCTTAACTGTTGTTTGCCAGTTAACAGCACCTGTTGCTCCAAAACCATTTGCAGTTCCATTGTTTGTAATTGTTGCACCACTAGGAATTGTGAATGTATCTCCACTATCTCCTAATGTAACTGTACCACACGCTGATCTTGGACTAATTTTATTTACTTTTACTTCACTCATAATTTTTAACTCGTTTTATATCTTATTATCACAATACCTGAACCGCCGCTACCACCATGTCCACCTGGAGCATCACCAGTATTTCCACCACCGCCACCACCACCTGTGTTAGCTGTTCCAGGAGTTCCGAATCCACCTAATGTACTACTACCAGCTCCAGCTCCTCCTGATCCTCCTGAAGCGCCTGGGTAAGATGGGGCTGCACCACCACCTCCACCACCACCAGATCTTGTAACAGGCGATCCTGTTATTGATGATGCTATTCCATTACCGCCAGCTCCAGCACCACTCGGAGTTGCTGAAGTTCCTGAAGCGCTTGCACCACCACCGCCACCACCAACAAGTCTACTACCAGCTACACCATTTCCTCCATTATTTCCTTGAGGAGGACTAACGGGAGGTGTATTACCTGCTGCACCAGCTTGACATGCTGGTCCACCTCCACCGCCTCCGCCTGAACCTCCTATAGTCTGAGGTTGCATACTAGCACCATAATAACCTCCAACACCACCACCTGCTGAAGTTATTGTTGAAAAAACTGAATCACCTCCATTGTTAGTAGGACCACTACCACCAGCACCTCCTGCTCCAACCGTAATTGGAAAAGCTGTGGCTGTGACTGATATATCACCAGCACCTACTAAAGGTGAGCCTGTGTAAGGTGCAGTAGGGCTACTATCTTCTCTAAAACCTCCGCCGCCACCACCACCGCCGTGAGATCCACCGCCTGCTCCACCTCCTGCAACCACCATATATGAAACTTGATTGTTTGCCGCAACATCTGCAATATTTGAAACACAAAAAGTGCCAGGGCCTGTAAACGTGTGAATTGTATCGTTACCACATGTTGTTATTGTTCCACCTGTTGCCATTATAAAACCAGTTAAGCCTGTCTCTGTTGTTTCTGCGTTTTGAACGTTAACCCAGCCTTTTGTTGAATCAACAAATACAAAAGTTGCAGCTTGACCATTAACAGTTAATTCTGCATCTCCTGCTATACCACCAATTTTTTGTGATCCATTTGGTGAAACAGTAAAATTGTGTGTTCCAAAATTTCTTGCGTAGTCAGCTACTGCAACAACATCACCAGCACTTCCTGCTGGTAAATTCATTGTTATAGCACTTCCTGAATTTATAAAATATCCTTTATCGGCTTCTGCTGTAAATGTAGATGTTTTAATATCACTTGTTTGCCAATCAATTACTTGGCCTGGACTTCCAAATCCAGTTTGAGTTGCGCCTGACGCTAACTGAACTGTTGCTCCACATCTACCAATTGTAACTGTTGAACCACAAACAACAACTGTATTACCAGATCCTGATCCAATCGTTGTTGTTGATCCACATTTTTTGATGATTGTTGAATCATCTGAA